TTCTTCATGGTACTCAAAGCTGGCTCTCTCTTTGGCTTCGGTGGTTTGTGTTGATTGATAATTTCACCAAAGATTTCTTCCTTCACATTCTCATACAATGGATCTAACAGGTCACACACTGGATTCAAGAATTTGTTGAGGAAATAATAGTGATAATCAACAGGTACGCCATGCTCCTCTACATATTTTGGATCTTCGGCTTTTTCGTACGCTTTGGCTTTGGCATTCTCGGTCTTTGTGAGAAGATAGGGAACCCGATCACCAGATTGTGGCTCAGACCCAGGCTTTCTTTGGCGCATCTTCGTAACAACTTGAACATGCGATTGATTGATATTGACGCTCTCAGAACTCGTCACAGACACATTTTTGCCAGCAACCTTGTACGTGTCCGCCAACGATTGACTCAAAACCAGTTTTTCGTTGGGAACATCACCAGACAAAAGCTCAATGGCTCTTTCCTTGGCAAGTTCTTTCGGGGGTCCAGGGTCACTTGATGTTAGAACTACATCAAGGAGTTCCTTACAAACTTCTCGGACATGTGGTGTATTGTCTCGACGAACAAGTTGAAGACCCTTCACATCAATGTAGTCCATATGCATGTTCCCATCTTTACCCTTTGTCCAAAGTTTAGCTGCGTAACGCTTCTTACTGTAGAGGAAATAAGGCCAATAAACCTTTTCAAGTTCCAAGTTGTTCGGCTTCTTGAAGAGGGCACTACATTCTTCCGCGGCTCTCTCACCAACTTCCCAGCTGTAAGCGATGGCTTCTTCACCCTTTCGATCACCTACATCAAACTCAACCATGACTGAGTCAGTATCCCCATACCTTACCTTTGAACCGGGGAAGTGTTTCTCAACATAGTTCTTTGTCTCTTCAATCATCGCCCGACCCTTGGAAGTTGTAGTAGAAGCAATTGGAACACACGGGAGAATGCCTTTACCAGCTCCAGTGAAACCATAGACGGAGTTCATACTGATCTTATAGGCGAGCTGCTTACCGTTATAGACCTCCTTCATGAATCCGGTTGCCGCAGCCATATCCTTTTTGGCTTGCTTACGGAACTGCTTCAATTCTAGAAGAATAGCGGGTAAGAGACTTGGAACATCTTGTGCAAATTTATATGTTCGATCGGCGATCTTGAATGTTTCGTAGGTAATTCCTGGAACTGCACCATACTTCTTTTCATCCATAACATATGAAGAGTAGCATAAGTTGTGCGCCATCATGATACTGGGATACAGTGACTCAAAATCAAGGGCTGTAATTGGTGTATAGTACGCACCCTTTTGTGCTTCAAGAACTGTTGCACCTTCATATGGTTCTTCGGGAATCGCGCCATAGCGAATAGTTGGAACCATGAAGCCCAGTTCTCTAGCCTTCTTTGTCAGCTGCGAGAACACCTTGATTTGCTGACCACGCTCAACAAGGAATGGAACTGGTACCCATGTAGCTTTAGCCATCTCTACCAAGTTTAGCAATGTACAGAGCTTCTTCATAAGTCTGTGGGGAAGTAGTGTATCCTTGATACAATACTCGGCAACTTCTCTGAGCTTGACCGGATCTTCTTCAACAAATCTTGCGAACATCTCTTTGGGTGGCATGTCAATCTTTTGATCTCCAAGGTACAACTTAGATACATTATCCAATTTATAACTATCAAGCTTGTAACCCTTCTTGATTTCATGGAATAAATCGAAAATGAAACGACCGGACATTGGTAGAAGTTTCAGGAGATTATCTCCAAGAGCACTTGAAGAAAGTTTCTTAATTGTAAGTTCAGACTTGGTGTCTTTGAGTTTTCCAAGATTGAAAAAGTCGTAGTGACACTTATTGATTTGAGCTCGTTTGTAAATGTATTCCATATCAAATCCGAAAATGTTCCATCCGGTAATAATATCAACATCCCTTTTGTGGAGATACTTTTGAAAAGCTTCTAACATTTCCTTTTCAGTTGGGTAGCTCAAAATGTTACACCCTTCTAGATTTGAATCAGTCTTCTTGTAACAGAGGCAAGTCTTATCGTATGGTTCATCAGAGCCAAACTTACAGAGAGAAATTGCAATTTGAAAACAAGCATCACCAAGAATGTTTGCATCAGGAAACTTACCCGTAGAACTGTTACACTCAATATCTACCGAAGCCACGACAAATGGTGCAATATCATCTCTCACAACTGGTTTAAGTGTAGCCCAGTCGTTACAAAAAAGATCAATATCCACGTGAGCCAAATGAGAACGAACACACTTATCACCAGTATCAATCCACCCCGTTGATTGTATTCCAGTACGATGCATCAGGCGCAATACAGGGTCAAGGTTTGATTCATAAACTTTCACATTATTTACACCAAAAATATTGAAAAGTTCCGGTGTACGATTCAAAGGCTTTCTCAAGAAAGAATCAACAAGTCTTCTTGCTTGAAGGTCTTTGAAGTTAAGTTTCATGAATACAAACTCTTCATTATTTTGAAATCCCCAAACATCCTTAGATTTAATAAGGGAATACTCAACCAGGGAATCTTTACAAGTTTTGTCAAGAATATCATAAATACTCTGAACCTTTGCCGATTTAATATTATCCGGTAACTTAATAAAAAAATAGGGAGTGAAAGCTGTTGTAACACACACAGACTTTCCATTTTCAGTCTTACCAAAAATACTGATCAAGTGCTCTTTCGTATCTTCATCTTCAGAATCACGTGCCTCCCAAGTCAGTGCTTGGAATACGACCATTATGCAATCATCGCCCGAAAATTTTAATATACTTTATTAGTAAAAATGTCAGCTGCTTTGATTGACCTTGTATCTAAAGGTGCCCAGGATGTGTACATCACTGGTCAGCCACAGGTCAGTTTCTTCAGACAAAACTACAAGCGACACACCAACTTTTCTATGCGTCCAGAACGCGTTGACTACATTGGTACTTTCGGAGCTTCCAACGAAGTTGTCGTTCCACTTCGTTCCAAGGGTGATCTCTTGAGCTATGTATGGATTGAAGCTGAGACTATTGCTTTGCCAGGTGGTAACAATGCCATGTTTGATACATCCGCGTCCCAGCCAACCACTTTCCAATTGTGGATTGGTGGTCAAAAGGTGTGCGAACTTGATTCACTTTTCATTCAGGGTGTTCACAATGTGTTGTACAACGACAACGCTGCCAAGGCGTCCATGGCTTACACCATAGAGACTACACAAGACAATTCAAAGGGTAATCACTATGTCATTCCATTCTTCTTTGGTCGGGACTGGACCAAGTGCCTTCCATTGGTTGCTCTTCAATACCACGAAGTTGAGATTCGTATTAAGATCCAAGACCAATACACTGCAGTGGGTACTCCAAAGATTTACGCTAACTACATCTACTTAGATACAGATGAACGCAAGTTCTTCACCGACAACGAACACGAATTGTTGATTACTCAAACTCAATACCAACCAGGTACTCAAGCCGATACGGAGTTTGATCTTACCTACTTCAACCACCCCGTAAAGGCTATTCACTTGGTTGCAGGTGCTATAGCTAATGACGCCTGGGATGCAAACTATACTTTCGGAACTGCATCACTTTATATCAACGGTACCACTATGTTTGAAAATATGTCCAATGTCTATCACCATGATGTTGTACCAGAAATGCATTGTACAGCAATTGGTAATTCCACTCTCGATTATGATTGTGTTTACACATGGCCATTCTGTCTCGAATTGGCTAAGTCTCAACCAAGTGGCTCCCTTAACTTCTCTCGAATTGATACCGCGAAGTTGGTTTTGAACAGTGTGGATTCGCTAAGTTCTTCAAGCCCTGCTCGTGTCTATGCGGTCAACTACAATATTCTCCGCGTGAAGAATGGTATGGCTGGTGTCGCTTTCGGTAACTAATTTAATTTCAAATTTTCACAAACAAAATTTACATACGATTGGTTTAAAAATATCAATGATATGTAAGTTAGGATGGACCTCGTCCCCATTAAACTCATCAAAAACAAAGATGTTCGTAACAACCTTTTGAGAGTCAAAGGTGAGACTGCCGAAATTGACACCTCTGACTACATTGAGAGTAAAATGAATACCACTACTGCTGCGAGATATCTCATGGCTATTGAAGATGCCGCGGAAATGG